TCTCGACACAGTTCACCACATTTTCCCGCGGGAACACTATCCAGAGTTTGAATGGTGCGACTGGAATCTGATCAGCCTGGCGGGGCCGGTGCACAACGAGATGCACGACAGGCTCACGCACGAGCTGACGCCGAAGGGCATGGCACTGCTCCGGAGAACCGCGAAGCGTCGCGGGATTACTCTCCAGAACTGACATTCGAAAAGAAACGTATTGACGAAACCGCGCGGACCCCGCCCCCTCTTTTTTTCGGGCCCTGACCCACAGGACACCGGGGCGGGGAGGTCTTTATACGCGCGGCCAAATTTTGGGGAAAGGGGGCCCCGCGGGAGGTGATCGGGCCTTGAAGGCGGCCACTTGGAAGAAAAGAATCATGAAGGCCTGCGAAGAGGCTGGCACATACCGCGAGTGCTTCGTGAGTGTTATCGATACTCTGGCAAATCTTATGGAGAAGCGGGACAACGCAAAGCAGCTTTTTGAGGAGAGCGGCGGCCAGACGGTGATCGAGTACACCAATAAGGCCGGCGCAACCAACATGGTTAAGAATCCGGCACTGGTCGTCCTGATGGACTGCGACACCTTGGCCCTCTCATACTGGCGGGATCTCGGCCTGACACCGGCGGGCCTCAAGAAGCTGAAGGCTGACGCCATGAAGGAGGAAAACCGGCAGAGCTTCGGGGACGTGCTCGCCAGTCTCGGGATTTGAAGAAAAAGCAGTATAAGGACGTCGCGGTCAAGTATGCGGACGACGTCATCCGTGGGGATGTCGTGGCCGGTGCCGACATCGTGAACGCGTGTAAAAGATTCAAGGCCGACCTCGATCGGGAGGATCTGGAGTTCAGGACGGCCCAGGCGGACGCCGCCTGCAGCATCATCGAGGGCATCTTCGTTCACCGCAAGGGTGAGGCCCTCGACGGGACGCCGCTCCTCGGGAAGCCCTTCCTGCTGGAGCCATGGGAGATCTTCATCATCTATAACCTGCTCGGCTTTTGGTATCGAGGAACGGAGGAGCGCCGATATAAAGAGGCCTTTATCATGCTCGGCCGGAAGAACGGGAAGACCTCTTTCATCGCGGGGCTCGCCTTCGCGGTCGCGATCATCCAGCGGCGCGCCGGCTCCACGGTCTACGTCGTGGCCGCTGCGCTGAAGCAGGCGCTCGAGAGCTTTAACTTTTTGACCTTCGCCCTCAGATATAAGGGCATCGTCGACGATTTCGAGGTGCACGACAACAGCTTCGAGCACTCGATCAAGTACACCTTCACCAAAGACGGCAGGCCGGACGGGACGCTCGAGATCCAGATTATGGCATCGAACCCGGACGCGCAGGATTCCTTTAATTGTAACTTTGCCATCGCCGACGAAGTCGCGGCCTATAAAAAGCCGGCCCAATACAACCGGTTTAAGGAGGCCATGAAGTCGTACACCAACAAGCTGATGATCGGCATCACGACTGCCGGTGATAACATCAATTCCTTCGGCCATGGCCGGATGGAATACGCCGTGAAGGTGGCGGCCGGGATCGTGCAGGACGACAGCCTTTTTTCCTTCGTGGCCAGAGCTGACCAGGGCGAGAACGGCGACGTCGACTATCTGGATCCGATCCAGCACCAAAAGGCCAACCCGAATTATGGCGTAACCATCAGGCCGGCGGACATGATGCAGGAAGCGAGGCAGGCCCAGAACGATCCGCAGCAGCGGAAGGACTTCCTGAGCCGCTCACTCAACATCTACACGGCGGCCATGAAGGCCTACTTCGACATCGAGGAGTTCCGGGCATCCGACGCCCGCTATGACTGGAGCCTCGAGGAGCTGGCGAAGCTGCCGGTCGCCTGGTATGGAGGCGCGGACCTATCCCGCGTCCACGACCTGACCGCGGCCGCCCTCTACGGCCAATACGGGGACACGGAGATCATCATCACGCACGGATTTTTCCCAGTGACCGCCGCCGTCCATAAGGCGGAGGAGGATAATATCCCGCTGTTCGGCTGGGCGGACGATGGATGGTTGACCTTGTGTAACTCTCCGACCGTCAACTATTCAGACGTGGTGAGTTGGTTCTGCGAGATGCGCGACCGTGGATTCAAGATCAAGCAGGTCGGGCACGATCCCAAATTTGCCGGGGAGGAATACATCCCGCTGATGCAGGCGAAGCATTTTAGAATCGTGGATCAGCCGCAGCTCTATATAAAAAAGTCTAAAGGCTTCAGAAAGATCGAGAAGGCGGCCAAGGATGGCCGCCTCTACTATCTGCACTCCGAAGCTTACGAATATTGCGTCTCGAACGTCTCCGCCATGGAGAAGCAGGACGACATGATCCAGTACGAAAAGGTCCAGCGGAATATGCGCATCGACCTCTTCGATGCTTCGGTCTTCGCTTGCGTGCGGGCGATCGAGGACGGAGAAAAGCGCGATAAGGCTCGCGCATGGTTTGGGGAGTGATATGAGCAGAAAAAGAAAAAAGCAAATCAGAAGCGACACCACGCCGGCGAGCAAAGTCGCATACCTGCTGAGTGACGAGGCCTATCAGACCCTGTGCATCAGCGGGTACACGTCGCTGGACAAGTGTCCGGAGATCATGACGGCCTGCCGGAGGGTGGCCGAGATCATCGGCAGCATGACGATCTACATCATGTCGAACACCGACAGGGGAGACATCCGGATCGTCAATGAATTAAGCCGGGCCATCGACATCGAGCCGATGCCGACAATGACCAGGCAGGCCTGGATGGAGGCCATCGTCATGAACCTCCTCCTCTACGGCGGCGGCAACTCGATCGTCGTGCCGCATACCTACCGGGGGTATCTGCAGAGCCTCGAGCCGATCGCGGCCTACCGGGTCAGCTTCGTTCCGGACTCCGGGAGCTATCGCGATTATACGGTTCTGATCGACGGCAAGGCCCACCGGCCGGACTCCGTGCTGCACTTCGTACACAATCCCGATGAGGTCTACCTCTGGAAGGGCCGCGGGATGCAGGTCAGTCTCCGCGACCTGGCTCACAACCTGCGGCAGGCCGCAGAGACGGAGCGGGGCTTTATGGCCTCGAAGTGGAAGCCCTCGATCATCGTCAAGGTTGACGGCCTCACAGATGACTTCGCGAGCCCGGAAGGCCGGAGGAAGCTGCTGCAGCAGTACATCGAGAGCGCCGAAGCCGGCGAGCCATGGATGATCCCGTCGGAGCAGTTCAGCGTGGAGCAGGTCCGGCCACTCAGCCTGGCAGACCTTGCGATCAATGACACCGTGCAGCTCGACAAGCGCATGGTCGCCGCGATCATCGGCGTGCCGCCCTTCCTGCTGGGCGTCGGGGACTACAGCCAGGACGCCTGGAACTCGTTTATACAGACCACGGTCCGGACGATCGTGACAGGCATCCAGCAGGAGATGACCCGGAAGTTGATCATCTCGCCGAACTGGTACGTCAAATTCAACACGTTGAGCCTGATGGATTGGGATCTCAACACCCTTTACACCGTCTTCGCCGGCCTCGCCGACAAGGGAATCGTGACGGGCAACGAGGTCAGAGACAGAATCGGCATGGCGCCGCTCGACGGGCTGGATGAACTACGGATCCTGGAGAACTACATCCCGGCCGACCGGATCGGCGACCAGGCAAAACTAAACGGAGGCAACTGACATGAAACCGGTTATTGATTACAGAACGCTTAGACCCATTCCGACCGAGATGCAGATCCGGGAGGCGGACAGCGGAGAGAAGAGAATCGAGGGATACTTTGCAGTATTCAATTCCAACTATGAAATCTGGGACGGCATGACCGAGAGCATCGCTCCCGGTGCCTTCGATGACACCGTCTCCGATGATATACGGGCGTTGGTGAACCACGACACGACCCTGGTCTTGGGGCGGACGAAGTCGCACACCCTGGAGCTCCGCACAGATGAGCGCGGTCTGTGGGGTTCCGTCGCTATCAATCCGAACGACAGCGACGCCATGAACCTCTACAGCCGAGTCCAGCGCGGAGATATCGACGGGTGCAGCATCGGCTTCACGATCGAACAGCAGCAGACGGACTACCGAGAGGACGGATCTGTGCATTTTACGATCGAAAAAGTCAAGCTCTACGAGGTCAGCGCGTGCACGTTCCCGGCCTATGAAGAAACTAACATCGCGGCGAGATCCAAAGAGCGGGCCGACTTTATCGCGGCCAGACTCGAGGCCAGACGCGCCGCACTAAAAGAAAGGATGAAGACATGGCAGCATTGAAAGCCCTGATCCTCCGGAGAAAGATCGACCAGAAGCAGAAGGCCCTGGACGCCCTCCGGGCAAAGGATGCCGAATTTGAAAAGAGAGAGGCGGACATCGCCGCCGCAGCCGAGGAGGCCGAGACGGAGGAGGACATGACCGCCGTCGAAGAGTCCGCCGACGCCCTTGAGGCAGAGATCAAGGCCCACGCAGAAGCGAAGGGCCAGCTGGAGCGCGAGATCGGCGAGCTCGAAGGAGAGCTTGAGGCCGAAGAGGCCGAGCAGGACACCACGCCGGAGCCGCAGGGAAGAGAAGCCGCGCCGGCTGAAAACATCACCACCAGAGAGGAGAATCTCACCATGCAGAAAGCATTTAGAAACATGACCCCCGAGCAGCGCGCGGCCTTCGTGGCACGCGAAGATGTCAAGGCCTACCTGGCCGAGATCCGCGCCCACATGGAGGAGCACAGAGCGCTCAACAACGCCGGCCTGACCATCCCGCGCGTGATGCTGGGCCTGCTCCGGGAGAATGTCCTGGAATATTCCAAACTCTATAAGCATTGCGATGTCCGCGCCCTGGGCGGCGAGGGCCGCCTGGTTATCTCCGGCACCGTTCCGGAAGCCGTCTGGACGGAGTGCTGCAAGGTGCTCAACGAGCTCGACCTCACCTTTAATGATGTTGAGGTCGGCTGCAATAAGGTCGGAGGCTACTTCGCCGTATGCAATGCAATCCTGGAGGACTCCGACATCGACCTCGCCGCCTACCTGCTCGACGCCCTCGGCCAGGCCATCGGCCTCGCCCTTGATAAGGCGATCCTGTACGGAACCGGCACGAAGATGCCGCTCGGCGTCGTGACCCGTCTGGCACAGACCGCAGCCCCGGAAGATTACCCGGCAACGGCCAGACCTTGGGCAGACCTGCACACTTCCAACATTAAGAGCATCACTGCGGCAAATTCCGAAGGCGTCAAGCTCTTCCAGAATATCATCACCGGCTCCGGAGCCGCGAAAGGCAAATACAGCCGCGGCGCGAAGACCTGGGTCATGAACGAGGCCACCTACACCGAGCTGATCGCCCAGGCGACCGCAGTCAATGCGTCCGGCGCTATCGTGGCCGGCGTCAATGGGGTCATGCCCGTCATCGGCGGCGACATCGAGGTGCTGACCTTTATTCCGGACAATGTCATTATCGGCGGCTACTTCGACCTTTATCTGCTGGCCGAGCGCGCCGGCGAGAAATTCGCACAGTCCGAACACGTCCGGTTTATCCAGGATCAGACCGTCCTGAAGGGCACCGCCAGATATGACGGCAAGCCGGAGATCGCCGAGGCCTTCGTGGCCATCGGCATCAAGGGAACGACCCCGACCGCCGCCATGACCTTCGCGCCGGACACGGCTAACGCGTGATCCCGACTGAGGAGCAGGCAAGCACCATCCTCGACCTCTTAAAGGTCGACCTCGGCATCACTGCCGGGGCTTATGATCCGCGGCTGACCGCTATGATCCGGGCGGCCGCGGTCCAGATCGAGACCGAGGGGGTCACACTTAATCCGGAGGAGATCGGGGATCAGCAGATTCTCGTCATGTATGCCGCCTGGATGTGGCGGAGGCGGGACACGATGGAGGGGATGCCGCGGATGCTGCGGTACATCCTCAACAATCGACTTTTTACGGAGAAGGTGTAAGAGATGGATGACGTCCTGACTTTAATCACGACAATCCCGGGGACACGGGACAAGAACGGTGTGATCCAAGCGAAGAAGGAAGAGCGGGAGGTTTTCTGCGATCGCCAGAGTATCACCCGCGCGGAGTTCTTCGACGCCGGACGTGCCGGCCTTAATCCGGAATTTATGGCACGCGTGGCCTGCGTGGATTATAGCGGCGAGACTGTCGCACGATACCACGGCAAGGGCTACGCGGTTTATCGCTCATATCTTCCGGAGGGGAGCGACTACATCGAGCTTTACCTCCGAAGGGAGGGCGGAACGAATGGCAAGTAACACGCCAGCCGACAAGCTGGCCGCGACGATCAGCAAGATCCTCGAAGAATACGGAGAGGGAATCATCGAAGAGGTCGGCGAGGCCACCGAACAGGTGGCGAAGGCAGGCGTGAAGGCGCTCCGCCAGGCGTCTGCAGCAAAGTTCGGCGCCGGGCCCTATTCCAAATCCTGGGCCCAGCGGACGGAAAAGGACAGGACCACGACGACCGGCATCATCTACAGCCGGATGCCCGGGCTGCCGCACCTGCTCGAGAAGGGACACATGCTCCGGAACGGCAAACGGTGGCCTGGCGTGGAGCACATCGCACCCGTCGAGGAGCAGCTGGTCGAGGAGTTTGAGAAGAAGATTGAGGAGGCGGTGAGCAAATGACGACGCAGGACATCGCGGCCATGATGGAGCAGCTGGACATCCCAACGGCTTACTATGAATTTGACAAGACGGACGTCGAGCCTCCCTTCGCGACTTTTTACTATCCGGACCGGTCAGACCTGGCCGCCGACAATCTAAACTATGTCAAGATCCCGGAGCTGGTCATCGAGCTCAGTACCGACAACAAGGACTTCGGCCTCGAAGCCAAGGTCGAGCAGATGCTCTCCGATCACGGCCTGGTCTATGACAAGACCGAGGACCGGATCGAATCGGAACGAATGTATACCATTACTTACAGCACGAGTTTTGTGCTGACGGAGGAATGAAAAAAATGGCAGGAACGGAAAACAAAATCCGCTTTGGTCTTAAAAATGTTCATTATGCACCGGCCACCATCGCGGCCGACGGATCGGCGACCTACGGCACGCCCGTGCCCGTCCCCGGCGCCGTCTCGCTGACGCTGGATCCGGAAGGCGACCGCACGCCTTTTTATGCGGATAACATTGAATACTGGGTCGATCCCGGTAATACCGGCTACTCTGGGACCCTTGAGATGGCCCTCTTCCCGGATGCCTTCCGCAAGGACGTCTTCGGCGAGATCGAAGACGCGAACGGCGTCCTCTACGAGGATCAGAACGCCGAGGCGAAGCACTTCGCGCTGCTCTTCCAGTTCGAGGGCGACAAGAAGGCCCGCCGGCATGTGTTTTACAACTGCACGGCCGCCCGCCCGTCCACGACCGGAGCGACCAAGGAGGCCACCGTGACGCCGCAGACCGAGAGCTCCGCGATCACCGCGACCTCGATCTACATCGAGGCGCTTGACAAGAACGTCGTCAAGGGCACGACGGAAGCCGGCGGCGCTAAATATGATGACTGGTTTACCACAGTCGTTCTCCCGGCGGCCGCGGCGACCAATCCGTGACGGAGGGACATGCATGAGTTACGGCGTGGTTAAGATCGGCGGCGTCGACGTCCCCATGGCGGCGAACGCCGCCACCCCGATCCGATACAATCAAATCTTCCACGACGGCTACTACAAGACCGTCACGGATGGAACGATTACGACAGAACAGAGAATCGAGTTTTTTGAGAAGGTCGGCTTCGTGATGGCGAAGCAGGCCGAGAAGGCCGACATGTCGAAGATCCGGGAGGAGGATTTCTTCATCTGGCTCGAAGGCTTCGAGGTGAACGACCTGATCAACGCCGTCGATGATATCGCCGACGTCTATCAGGGGAACCAGGCGAGAGAGTCAGCCCCAAAAGAGCAGGCCGCCCAACCGACAGGCCGATGACGGCGGCCCTTTACTATCTCCGATGTCTGCAGATGGGTCTCCGCCTGGAGGATCTGGAGCAGATCAGCGAGGGCATGGTGATCGACATGCTGGTCGAACAGGGGAACGATAACGAGACGTGGCAGCCTGTAGCCACTCAGGACGACTTCGACAGATTCTAGGGAGGGGACCAATGCCGTCTAACAGAATAAAGGGCATCACGATCGAGATCGGCGGGGACACCACCAAACTGTCGAAGGCCCTCTCCGGAGTCGATAAAGATCTCCGGAGCACACAGAACAGCCTGAAGGACGTCAATAAGCTCCTAAAGCTGGATCCGGGGAACGTGGAGCTGCTCCGGCAGAAGCAGGGGTATCTCACTGACGCGATCGACCAGACAAAGAAGAAGCTCGACATAGAGCGGGACGCCTTGAAACAGCTCGCCGAGGCCAATGGAGCCGACGAGCCGACCGAGGAGCAGAAGGCCCTCGCCCGTGAGATCGCCGAGACCGAGAAGAAGCTGGAAAGCCTCGAGAACGAATATAAGGAGTTCGGTTCTGTAGCTGCCCAGCAGCTGAAGCAGACCGGCGAAAAGATGAAGGAGGTCGGTGGCAAGATCTCCGACGTCGGCGCCGGCCTGACAAAGAGCGTCACCGCGCCGATCGCAGCCGTCGGGGCGGCATCCGTGGCCGCCTGGACGGAGGTCGACGAGGCGCTCGACACTGTCACGACCAAGACGGGCGCGACCGGCGAGGCCCTGGCCGACATGCAGGAAAGGGCGAAGAACATCGCCACCACCATCCCGACCAGCTTCCAGTCGGCGGCGGACGCCGTCGGCGAGGTCAACACCCGCTTCGGCCTGACCGGGCAGGAGCTCGAGGATCTCTCGGCGCAGTTCGTCAAATTTGCCGAGCTGAACGGGACGGACGTCACCCAGTCGGTCGACACCGTCCAGGCGGCCATGGCGGCCTTCGGCGTGGAGACCGAGAGCGCCTCGGACGTCCTGGACATCCTCAACAAGGCCGGCCAGGACACGGGCACATCCGTCACGCAGCTGGCCGCGGATCTGACCACCAACGCGGTCGCCCTGCAGGAGATGGGCTTCGGGCTCAATGACTCCGCCGGGCTCCTCGCCAACCTCAACAAGAACGGGCTCGACGCCAGCGCGGTCATGGGCGGCCTCAAAAAAGCCCTCCAGAACGCGACCAAGGACGGCAAGACCATGGACGAGGCGATGGCGGACCTGCAGAAGTCCCTCGCCGGAGCCAAGACCGACACCGAGGCCGCCCAGGCGGCCATGGAGCTCTTCGGCAACAAGGCCGGTCCGGCCATCGCGACAGCGGTCAGGGACGGGAAGCTGTCCTTCGACGAGGCCGCGAACTCCGTCACAAACTGGGGCGACAGCGTCTCAAACACGTACACAGAAGTCCAGGACCCGCTCGACAGCCTGACCACCACCATGAACACACTGAAGACCATCGGGGCCGACATCGTGGATTCTTCCGGCCCGCTCCTCGAGAAGACCCTCGGAGGGCTCCGTGATGTCGTGAAGGATCTCTCTGAGAAGTGGGGAAGCCTCGACACCGACCAGCAGCAGGCGATCATCACCTTCGCCCTTGTCGCGGCCTCCATCGGCCCGATCCTGGTGGGCGTCGGAAACCTGATCACGGCTGTCGGCACCATCACCAGCACAATCGGGGCGGTCTCCGGAGCCATCACGGCGGCCGGCGGGCTCGTTCCTGCGATCACCGCGCTGGCGACCACGGCCGCGCCATTCCTGATCGGCGGGGCCATCGTCGCGGGTATCATCGCGGCGGTCGTCCTGATCACCAAGCACTGGGACGAGATCAAGGCCGGCGCGCAGGCACTTTTTGAAAAGATGCGCGAAGTCTGGGAAAATATCAAGGCGACGATCTCCACGACGGTCGAGAACGTCAAGACGGCAGTGTCGACAAAATTCGAGGAGATCCGGACGAAGATCACCGAGACGATCGAAGGCGTCAAGACCGCCGTCACGGAGAAATTCAACGCGATTAAGCAGAAAATCTCCGACACGGTGACGAGTATCAAGGACGGCGTGACGAACAAATTTCAGGAAATGAAGACATCCGTCTCCGAGAAGTTCGACGCCATCAAGCAGAAGGCGACCGACATCTTCGACGGCATCAGGACGGCGATCACCGATAAGATCGAGAGCGCGAAGGAGACGGTCAGGAACGCGGTCGAGAAGATCAAGGGATTTTTCAATTTTTCCTGGTCCCTGCCGCATATCAACCTGCCGCATTTTTCCATCGAGGGAGAGTTTTCGCTCGCACCGCCTTCCGTGCCGCATCTGGCGGTCTCGTGGTATAAAAAGGCTTATGATCAGCCGATCATGTTCACGCGGCCGACGGTGTTGCAGACGGCCGCCGGTCTCAAGGGCTTCGGCGACGGAGCCGGTGCGGAGGTCGTCCTGAGCGAGCGAAAGCTAAGAGCGATCGCCGGATCCGGAGCGACTTACAGCCCAGTCTTTAACATTTACGCCCAGCCCGGGATGAACATCAACGCCCTGGCGGAGCAGATTCAGGCCCAGTTTGTGGCCTGGGAAGAGCAGAAGGAGGCCGCGGCGCTTGCATGAGACATTATCTTGTTTTTGACGGAGAAGACAGCCGGGACTTCGGCGTCTATATCAGCGGATCGGGGACATTCAGCGCCCCGGCCCGCGCCTATAATATGCTGCAGGTGCCGGGCCGGAGCGGTGACATCGTGGGGCTCGAAAAACGATTCGAGAACGCGGTGCTCACCTATCCGGCTTTTATTTATTCCATCACAAAAGACAATCTTAAAGCCTTCCGGAATATGTTGCTGAGCAAATTCGGATACTGCCGCCTGCAGGACAGCTATCACCCGGAGGAGTTCCGGATGGCCATCTATCGCGGGCCCTTTGAGCCGGAGATGATCGCCAACCTCAAGGCCGGAAGCTTCGACCTGACATTCGAGGCCAAGCCCCAGCGCTATCTGATCGAGGGCGAGCGCGAGATCCAGATTACCGACGGGATGAACCTGAGCAATCCGACCAGATTCGAGGCGAAACCGGTCATCCTGGCGTCCGCGGCGAGCGGAACGGTCAGGATCCAGATGGGCGGCGTCACGATCGCCTTCAGCGGCGACGGATACACCCGCCGGATAGACTGCGAAACCGGGAATTGCTACCGGCTCAGCTCCGGCGAGATCTATCCCGCGAACGGGGACGTCACCCTCACGGGCGGCTATGACTTCCCGGGCCTGCAGCCTGGAGGCAACACGATCCGGATCTCAGGCGGGTCCGGCACGATCATCCCGAGGTGGTTTGAACTATGATCCCTATTTTATACACTCCACTGCACGTCTCGCAGGGAAAGAGCGCGGCCCTGTCCAATGGCCGCGGACGGCTCCCGGACGCCATCAGCTGCACGGTTTCGGAGGAGAGAAATGGCCCCTATGAGCTGGCCATGACCTACCCGGTCACGGGCGAGCTCTTCGAGGACATCCAGATTGGGAATTACATCATGGCCATCCATGACGACGCCCACGACGTGCAGCCCTTCGAGATCTACGACATCAGCAAGCCGATCGACGGCGTGGTGACCGTCAAGGCCCGCCATCTGAGTTATCTGCTTAACCACGTCATCGCCCAGCCCTTCACGGCGGCAGCGGCAGCGGATGCCATGAGCACGCTGCAGTCTCAGACGATCAACCGGCAGCCCTTCACTTTTTGGACGGATAAGGCCAGCTCCGGGACGATGACCGTCACCCACCCGACCGCCGTCCGAGAGCTGCTCGGAGGATCCCGAGGCAGCGTACTGGACTGCTTCGGGTCCGGCGAGTATTTATTCGACTGGTTCGACGTCAAGCTCTACGCCGCCCGCGGCGCGGATCGCGACGTCTGGATCCGCTACGGATCAAACCTGACAGATCTCACCGAGGAGAAGAGCGGCGGCACGCGCTACGACAGCGTGGTGGCCTATTGGGAGGACCCGCAGACGGGCACCTGCGTCTATACGCAGGTCGTCACCAGCGACGCCAGGACGACGGCCAGAACGGTCACTCTGGATATGTCAGACGCCTTCGAGGCGGCCCCGACCGTCGCGGAGCTGACAGCGGCAGCCCAGGAGAAGATCAACGCCGCGAAGCCCTGGCGGGTCAAGATAAATTATAGAATCGACTTTACTCAGCTCTGGCAAACGCCCGAGTACGCCTCAGTGGCTGCCCTGCAGCGCGTCTATCTGTGCGACACCGTGCACGTCACGGCTCCGGCTCTGGGTATCGAGGACGTGACCACGAAGGTCATCAAGACGGTTTATAACGTACTGCTCGAGCGCTACGACTCCATGGAGCTCGGCGAGGCGAAGACCACCTTCGCCGACACCATCAACGCAAAAAACGCGGACCTCATGGCCCAGATCGAGGCGGAGATGAAGGCTCTCCCGTCTAAGTCATACATCCAGGAAGCCATCGACCACGCGACGGATCTGATCGCCGGCGGCCTCGGCGGCCATGTCGTTATCGGCAGAAACGCCGACGGAGAGCCAGAGGAGATTCTGATCATGGACACCGCGGACCCGGCCACAGCCGTGCACGTCATCAGAATGAATAAAAACGGCATCGGTTTCAGCTCGACCGGCTATCAGGGCCCATTCACGAGCGCATGGACGATCGACGGCCACTTCGTCGCGGATTTCATCACCAGCGGCGCCATCAACGCCAACCTGATCACGACCGGGACCATGAACGCCGACATCATCCGGGCCGGGCTCCTCTCGGATGTCGGCGGGACGAACTGGTGGAACCTGATCACGGGAGACCTCAGCCTCACGGGGGACGTCACAATGGCAAACAACGGAGTCATCACGCGGATCGGTCAGATCGTCTTCGCGCAATACAACAGCACAGAGGGCCGATGGATCGACCGCACGGCTTACGGTCTCCAGATCGTCCCGGAGACCGGTCAGATCCACTATAGCATCACGCCCGTCGGAAGCCGGCGGCGCGTGTCGACCAGGAAGGGCTTCGATAACTCCGACTATGATGATATGGTCGACTTCACGGCCTCCAATGACAGCTCTGTTCGCTACGTGCACACCATGCGGCACGGGGAGGTCTTCGAGCACAAGATCCGGAGCGCCTCCACGCCGACAGACTGCGCGCGGCTCCGGTTTGGATTTGAAAACGGGAACTATTTTCTGCAGTTCTCCAACGATACGAGCTTCGCGGTCAACTCGAGCGGATATATCTCTTTTTATCGCGGTGAGCTCTACACCAACGGGAGCAAGGTCGCCCTGGCGTCGACGAGTTCCAAGAGATATAAGCGAGACATCGAGCCGTTGGAGGCGGAGGAGCTGGATCCGACCAGGCTCTACGACCTTCCGGTCGTCCAATACCGCTATAAGGACGACGCCCCGCTTCAGTACGTAGATATGGACGGGCAGCTGCTCCCCGGCTTCATCGCCGAGGATGTCGAGGCCGTCTATCCGGCCGCGGCGATCCATAAGGACGGCAAGGTGGAGAGCTGGGACGAGCGGAGGATCATCCCCGGCCTGCTCGCCCTGATCCAGGATCAGCGGGCGATGATCGAGGAGCTGGAGGCACGCGTCAGCCATCTGGAGGCGGGACAGCCTTACAGGTGATAGTATTTAAATGACTTAAAGGAGGAGAGCATCATGGCATACATTGACGACGTCTATCTGGTCGTTAATATCGCACCGGTCGGGATCCCGACTTACGTCCGGCTGAGCCAGAACGAAAACGGGCGCAAACTTTATTTTGCCGTAACCGGCGGCGAGATCCCGAGCGGCAGCACGGCCACCATGTCCGGCACCAAGCCCGACGGTGTGGTCTACAGCAAGGCCGGCAGCATCAGCGGGAACACCGTCACATTTAGCGAGGACATCCAGCTGACGGCCGTGGCCGGAGAGTGGCCGGCGAAGATCGTCATCGTCAACGGTGGCCAGACGGTCATGACTGCCCGGATCCGGTTCGCCATCGACGCCGACACCGTCGCAGCCGGAGCCGTGCCATCTGACAGCCAGCTCGAGGGATTGGTCGCCCAGGCGGCCGCCTATGCAGAGGCCGCGAAGGATGGCGCGTTCTACGGATCCCCGCTGGTTGCCTCGACCGTGGCCGAGATGACCGACAAGACCCGCGTCTATGTCTATACGGGATCCGAGTCCGGATATACCTCCGGGAAGATCGGAAGAGCG